CATTCTTTTAACGGTATTCTGTGAAGTTAACCCAGATCAATCGAACAAGGTTGTAATGGATGGCTCGGAATATTCAATTGCCAGTGTAAAGCCTTCGGCATATACCGGTATTGATAAAGTTATCAACTTTAAGGTTCTGGTGAGAAAATGAGCTTTACGAGTGCAACAAAAGATTTTAACCTCCAGTTTATTGAAGGCGCTGAGGACACTATGCGCGGCACCACTGTTAAATTGTGGACAGCTATCATCAAAAGCAGCCCAGTAAGAGAGGGAAGATTTAGAGGTAATTGGTTCGCTTCTGGCGCAAGACCTTCATCAAAAAAAACGCTTAATACAGATAAAGAAGGTAGCAAAACTTTAGCTAACGCAACAGATAAAGTGCTAAAGCAAAAAGACGTAAGCGCTTTTACGCTAACTAATAACCTGCCTTATGCGCAACGACTTGAATACGGTTATTCAGATCAAGCACCGGCTGGAGTCGTCAGGGTTAATGTAAAGAGATTTAACCGGCTATTAGAAGCCGAAGCCAAAAAGAAACTGCCAAAATGATATTTGAAGATTTACAGAAAGTATTCGATATCCCCATGTATCAGTTTGGGCAAACAAACAGCATTAAGTTTTGTCGTGAGAATATTGGCTGTCCCACCAGCACGGCGACACCATATCTAGCGGGATTTTTATTATTATCGCCTGCTGAACAGGCAGATTTAGGATTCACTGAATTTAGACAGGGTATCTATCAGGTAGATATCAATTACGCGTCACACCTCGGGAGTGCGCCACTAAATAAGATGGCAGATTTGATTAACGCCTCTTTTTATACGGGTCAACATTTAACACGCAACAATATATGCGTCGGCATTGAATCAGTAGACCTCGGCCCGATGCTGGTAGACGGCGGATGGGCAAGAAAGCCACTCTCTATAAATTTTAACGCATACACTGCAAGGATTACATCATGACCACACCATTTAGCGGATCGAACACGACACACTACTACGTTTCCGAAGTAACGCCGGGTATTACGCCAACTAGTCCGGTGTGGACTACGTTACGCAACACTGGCGGCATTCCTGCATTAACCAAGGACGCTTTGATCAGCAATGAATTAAATGGCTCACGCGAGACTACAAGCGTACGTACTGGCGGCAAGCAAGTTCAGGGTGAATTCGCTGTTGAGCTTTCACAGTCAAGTCAAGATGAGCTAATCATTAACGCAATGACTACATCGTGGGTTGCTGGCGTTTCTCAAGCTGGCGTAGCGATTACCGTAAATAATGCGGCTAAAACTTTTACGCGTAGCTCTGGTAGCTTTGTTTCTGATGGCGTTCTAGTTGGCGATCTTATTTACTTTGAAGATTTAACCGGCAATAACGCCAAACCGTTTACTGTAACGGCTGTTACGGCGCTAGTAATTACCGGCGGCGCAATCACAATTACGTTAACCGGTGAGGTTGTCACTACTGATTACGCTACAGCCGACAAGGCGGGCACCGGATCACTTTGCAAGTCAGTGTCGGTACTGACTTGGTTAAAGGGCAAATGTGGCACTACTGATAAATATTTGATCACTACCGGCCTTGAGTTTACTGGCTTCAGTTTTGAGGTTGCGGTTAATGCTCAGGTTACAGGATCGTTCCCGTTTATTGCGCGTGATCAAAACGTTTTGTCCGCGCCCCCTTCTGGATCAACATATAATACCGAGTTAACTACGCGCCCTTATGCTGGTGTAGATGGCAAAATATTAGTTGAAAACGCGGTTCAAGCGCTATTCACTACTGCAACAATCACAAATGATAACGCGGCTTCTGCTCAATTTGAACTAGGCAGTGATTCAACATCGTTTGTTGAACGTGGCAATGCTACCAACACCATCAGCGTTAGTGCATTCATGGCCGATACTGTATTGCTAGAGCGATTCATTAATGAAACCGAAACGGGCTTTAATGTTATTGTTGCCGGTGTTGATGGGGCAATGAGCTTCTCTATGCCGAAAACCTTTATCACCGCAGCAACGCCAGAAGTGGGTGGCCCAACATCAATCACCCAAACGGTAGAAGCGACTGCAACAGGTACATCGCTGCAGTCGTCTATCGTGGTGCAACGTTTGACGTACTAAGAATTATGGGGCTAGCCTTGTGCCTTTGTGGAGCCGTCCGTCTCCATAGCCCCACCCCTTTTTTAACGGACAATTAACGGACAATGAATCATGGCTAAGAAAACAAAGTATTCCCTAGAAGATTTTTACTCTAAAACAAAACAGCAAGCTGGCGCAAAAATGCCGCTGAAAATTGGCGATGAAGATACAGGCCATTATTTATTGGTGAAAGGTCTTTCGTCAAGATGTATAGCTCAAGAAAAAACCGATTGGCAGGTTGCATATGCGCGACTTGTGGATGAATCGGAAAAAATGACCGACAAAATAGAACGAAATGTATATGTCGCAAAAGAGAAAAAGAACTTAAACTATAAGCTAGCGATCTTGCTCGTTACGGGCTGGTCTTTCTCTGAGGACTGCACAGAAGCAGACAAGGCGAAGCTTTTTGATGAGAACGACGACTTGAGCGAGCTGGTCATAGCGTTTGCGGCTGACTCGGATTCGTATTTGGTAAAAAAGTAAACGCCCTGCTTGAGTATGCCGACACGGTTTACTCTGGAATGGAACAAAGCGCCCACGGCGGGACGGAGCGAGAACACGAGGACTCTCTTCGCGCAATGGGTGCTGACATACCAGAAAAGAAAGCGGTTATGCCTATGGCTGTACTTTACTTGTGGGACATTCATCAAGACATAAGTTTATCGTCTAATGATGGCGTCACTATAGATGCGGTTATAAATTACACCAAGCATATAGGGCTGAATTTAGGTAGAATAGAGCTTAAAGCAATCATAACGCTTGATCTTATATTTAGAAGGTATATTCATGGCAACGGCTAAATTAACCGCAGTAGTAACAACAAAGGGCGTGCAAAAATCAGAGCGTGAACTGAAAAAGTTTACTGAGGGCGCAAATAAGGCAGAGAAGCAAACAAAAAACACTGGAAAATCAGTCGCCAGTATGGAAGCGCCTTTTTTGTCGGCAGTTTCTTTTGTCGGTAAAGCAGCCGCTGCCGCTACAGCATTTGTGGCAGCTGGGGTTGCTATAGTGGTGACATCATCAAAAGCTAATAGAGAGCTGGGCATACTGGCAAAGCAGGCCAGAACAACTTCGGCTGACTTTCAGGCGTTAGCATTTGCAAGCGAGCAATATGGCATAACGGGCGAACAGATCGCCGACATATCAAAAGACATCGCTGACAAGGTGGGCGAGTTTGCCACTGCGGGAACGGGTGCATTTCAAGATTATGCTGATGTTATGGGCATCACTAAGGATGAAGCCGTAAAAGTCGCAAAAGAATTCCAGGGGCTTTCTTCGCAGGAAGTCATAGGCAAGATGGTTGATGGGCTAGAAAGCGTTAATGCTAGTGGCGACCAAACCACTTTTGTTCTTGAGTCCATAGGTAATGACCTTTCACGTTTATCCCCTTTATTTGCAAACAATTCTAGCGAATTAAAAACATTAAAAGACAGGTACAAAGATGTTAATTCACAGCTCGCCCTAACTGCAGGCCAATCAAAAGCGCTCGACGAGGTGGCGGCATCAGGGACTCTTTTGGCTGGCAGCTTAGGTAACGCGGGAAAGCTTATTAGCTCCGCAGTAGCGCCGATCCTCGACGACTTTTTTAATGACGTAATTTCGGCGGTTCCTAAAGCTACGCAGGCGGTTGTTGATTTTATTAACGTGTTCAAAGATGTCGAGAACATCAATTCAATAAAAAGCATTACCTCGCAAACTAACGCGGCAATAGTAGAGGTTGCTCAGTTGCGTGATGTTTATATGCAAGTGGAGCGAAATATAAAAGCTCTTCAATCTCAGGGTATAGTGGGCGAAAGCATTATATCTCAAGAGGTTCGCAGGCTTGACGAAATTCAAAAGCTGATGGACGTGCAAAACTCAAATATTGATAAACTCCAAGAAAGAAAGAAAAAGCTAGAAACCGACAATAAAGTATCGGCTCCGTCATCTATACCGGGCGTTAATATAGGCGGCGTAACAGGCGGCATTTCAACTGGCGATAAGCGAGAAGAAGTGCGAAAGGAGATTGACGCGATAGTTTCATTAAATGAAACGGCATTACAGAAAATAGACTCAAAAGAAGACGCTCTCAGAGCCAAAGCGGTAGATGCCCTAGCTAAAGGCTTTATTAATAAAAAAGAAGCCTTAGATGCAGAAATAGCGGCAGAGGTTAACGCCGAATCTCAAAGGATGGAAATAAGAAAAAGAGAAGAGGATCAGCTTTTACGAAACAAAGAGCTTGCGCAAGAAAAATTATCCGAATTTATAGCCTTAAATAATACCGAGCTTGAAGAAGTTACGCGAGTAGAGCAGGAACGGCTAGATATAATTCAAGGGTATCGCGATGGGAGTCTTGAGCGAGAAGAAGAATACAACGCGGCACGGCTTGAGATTGAAAAA